CACGACCGTTGCCCGCAACATCGCCTCCGGCTGGTTCTCCCGAACCGAGGCCCAGACCTCCGCACACTATGTCGTCGACGCCAATGAGATTTTCCAGTGTGTGAACGAGGGCGACTACGCCTGGGCAGCAATGCCCACCGGCAACGCCCACGGCATCCACATCGAGATGGCAGGCCGCGCCTCCCAGAGCCGCGGCGAGTGGTTCGACGACTACTCGCGAGCCCTGCTAGAGCTGGTAGCTGCCCTCACCGCCGACATCTGTGCACGCCACGGTATCCCTGTCCGTATCCTCACCGACGCACAGCTCGCCGCTGGCGAGAAGGGCATCACCTCCCACGCCGCAATCAGCCGCGTCTTCCGAGAATCCGACCATACGGACCCCGGCTACAACTTCCCCTGGGATTATTTCCTCGAGCGTGTACAGGCTCACCGTAACGGCACCGCCAACATCGCTAATGGTGCCCCGCCGGCACCGGCTCCGCAGCAGAGCGTCCCCGCACAGTCTGCAGGCCCCACCCCGCTACCTGAAGGTGTCTGGCACAACGCCAGCGGTTGGTTTACTGCTGACCGTCGACTGGAGGTCTCCGCCGACACTGATGTAGATTCCCCGGCGCTCGGATCCTACACCGCCGGCACCGGCTTCAACTACGACGGATACATCGCAGATAACGGCTATGTCTGGCTCAGCTACGTCTCGTGGGCTGGCCCGCGCCGATACATCGCAGTTGGCCCCAACGACGGCCACAAAGACACCACCTGGGGCACCGGATTCTAAACAACCAAAAGGAGAAAATCATGAACGCACAGAAGCTCGCATACCTCCGCGGCGCAATTTACAGTGTCGCCGCAGTCATCGGCGGAATCTGCGTCACCAACGGCATCATCACCGGCGAACAGCTGGAAAAGTACCTCCCCGTCATCCCGGCAATCTTCGCGCTGATCGTGGCTATCCTGAATACTCGCCCGCATGCGGAGCCTATCAATATTGATGAGCTTGCCAGCGCGGTAGTCACGCAGGCCGCAAACATTATGCCTGCGCCCGCCGCGCCGGCTAACCCGCGCGGCGATCACTACGACCCGCAGGCTAGCGCACAGCTCACCGAGTATCTGCTCGACAAGCCCTCTGCTGCCCCCTCCGCAACGGAGAAGTAGAGTTAGCTAATAAGCCCCTTCAGTACCTGAGAAATCAGGTGCTGAAGGGGCTTATTTTTTGTGCACAAAATGGGGAGTAAATAGTGACCTAGCCACTCACAACACCACCTAACCCTTGAAATTACAAGGGAAGAAGGCGCAACAGTAAACATCTCTTTATAATCCAGCGCCCAAAAATGAGACTGGCATAAACGGGTATCTAAACAGCTAAATCACCGAAAAACACGAAGTCAGCCCGAAACCAACCGCCGACATATACAGGTACGATATGCCGTCGATATTGGAGAAAACAGGTACACAAAATAGGGAGTAAATAGTGACCTCACGCCACTAACCCCTCCAACGCCTCAGCAAACGCCGCAGAACTCGAACGCACCACATATGCCTGCCGCGTCATAGCCTCCGACGCATGCCCCAACTGCAACGATGCCTCCGACAACCCGAGCACCTGATCAAGATGCGTCGCCGTCGTCTTCCTCAACACATGCCATGTCACCCACTCCAGGCCAGACCCGGCCAAAGCCTTCTGCAGATGAGCGCGACTCATGCCGTACTTGATGGGCCGCCCCATATACTCGAAGACAAACACGGCGCCCGTTGCGGCCCGCGCTCGCCGCTTCTGCAGCACCTTCAAAACGAACGCCGGCACTTGCAGGGTCCTTGGCTGATGAGTCTTCGTGTCCGCCTGCCAACCCGCGCCATGAATCAGGGTGCCGTTCACGGTCACCGTGCCAGCATCCAGATCAACGTCCACCCACCGCAGGCCCGCGCCCTCACCCCAGCGGCAACCAGTGCCCAGCAGAACATCCACCAGGTCAGCCAAATCACCAGAGACCAACGACCGGAGCTGCTGAACCTGCTCCAGACTCAGCGCCTGCACCGTCTTCTTCTTCCCCTTCACCGACCTCGTCGACAGCACAGGGTTATACGGCACAGCGCCCAAACGTACAGCCTCATCAAAAATCATGCGGAGCACCAGACGCCGATTATGACGCGCAGACGGGGCAGACACAGACGCCAAATACGAATCAAGGCCCCCAGCCGTCGCCTCACGCAACTGCAGAGCACCCAAATCACGACTCACAGCCGCCGCCAACAGCCGATAGTTCCGGACCGTATTCTTCGCCAACGAATTATCCAGCCCGGCCAGCCACCGCTCCGCAGCCTCACCAATCGTCATACTCGCGTTCACCGACTGGCCAGCCGCCGGCAGACTCGACAGCTTCAGTTTCAGCTTCGTCTCAGCCGCCGCCCGAGTCGCCGCCTGCGCCGTCACATCGCGCCGCACACCACGCTCATCACGAAAATACGTGCGCGCCCTCCACGTCTTCGCCCGCAACCGCCGCACAGTAATCACACCATGCGACCCAATAGGCAACGGGTCCCTCACCATCGCTCATCTCCTTTCCTCCCCTCCAACCACGCAGAGAGAATCCTCGGGGTAACATCCAAATCAGCCGCCGCAGCAGACAACGAATCAGGCGACACAGCCAAAGCCGTCCGCACAGACACAGGATCAAGCAACCAACCGGCGGCCGTCAGGTCTGCCCTGCGCTCGCGTTTGCGCGCGGCAACGTCGTCGAGAAGGGCATGAGTATCGCCGTTGACGGCATGCGCCAGCTCGTGTGCAAGGACACACCGGCGTTGGCGGCGTAGGAGCCCTGGGCTGGTGAGAATCGTCTTTGTTGTCTCGTCCCAGAGAGCAAGCACCCCTGCAGGTGTTTTGGCATCAATGATGCGGATGCCCAGCTCTGCGGCGTGGGCATCTGGGTCATATGTATTTACAGAAGTCATGAGTGAATCGGTTTTTGGTGATGGAAGTTATACCTGGGCTGGCTAAAGCCCCATCTCTTTCTCATGGGCAGTGGACGCCTTCATGAAGATATCCGTGGGGCTCAGCCTAAGCGCTTCGCAAATCAGGTCCACTTCGTTGGTATTGAGAGGTGACGCGTCTTGGTTAATAGTGGTGCTCAAACGAGCCTTACTAATCCCCGTCATGTCTTCCAACATGCGCAAGCTTAGGCGTTGCCTCGCAACTTCGGCACGCAATTCCGCATTAAGAAGCTGACTAAAGCGATTTGCAGGGCCAGCGCCCTTGTGGTTTCCTTTTACGCTACTCATCCCAAGTCCTCAGTAATAATATCGTCCACAGGGTGTGCGGCAAGGCGGTAGCTGGCCTTGGCCGCAGTTTCAGTGCGGGCAAGAATCTGCGCCGCTAATTCCTTATCAGATGTTGAAGCAGTTTCAGCAGCTAGTTCCTTCTGCAATGTTGCTTCTGCGCGGAAGCATACTTCGGCAGGGTTCAATCCAAGTGCTCTGCAGATGAGTTCAAATTCATTCGTATTAAGCGGGGAAGAGTCGAGGTTCAACGTCAAGGAGAGACGATTGCGGCTGACTCCTGTCAATTCCTCCAGTGCTCGTAGAGATAGCCGGCGGCGTGATTGTGCGGCGCGGAGCTCCTCGTTCAGCAGCTGACTAAAGCGATTTGCGGGTCCGGTGCCCCTGCGGTTTCCTTTTACGCTACCCATCCCGAATCCTCAGTAACAACATCGTCCGCAGGGTGTGCCGCCAAAGCATATCCTGCCTGCTTTGCGGCTTCGGCACGCGCCAGAATCTGCGCAGCCAACTGAGCATCAGTAAGGGGAGTCTCCAGCTGTTCTCGCAGCGCATTGTCTGCGGCAGAAATAATAACCGTCATGTCCACATTGAGCGCGGCGCAGATAGTCTTGAGATCACGAACAGGGAGCGAGCCCTCCGACCGATATACAGAGCGGCTGAGCTTGCTCTTGGAGATACCGGTTTTGGCGGCTAGGGTAAGTAGGTCTTCACCTCGCCTTACCATCCACACTTTAACTTCGCGGTTTACAAAATCATTGAAGGCATCTGCCTGGGATTGCAGTTCTTTGATGTCTGTCATGGGAACAGTCTACAAGATTTCTAAAAAAAATTCCTGTTTCAGGTTGCACATTCCAAAAAATAGGAATATGATAGTTGCATACCAACGAAAGGAGGCACTGAGATGCAGAAGGAAACCTTCAGTGAAAACATGCGAATGGCATTAGCAATGAAGGCCAAGACGCAGCACAGTCTAGCCGCAGCATCGGGGCTTCACCCCAGTCGCATTAGCGCAATCGCCACCGGCAAAGCAGACCCCCGCATTACCGAAGCATGGAAGATTGCAGAAGCCCTGCAGGTACCTATCACATGGCTTTTTGAAGACCACTCCACAAGCATGGGCGTCACTGTCTAATTTTTTTACCCACCATTCCTAAATTTAGGAGCCATTCCTGGAAAAAGGACGTGAAATGCTAACCATTCCACACGAGGGACTGACCATCTGGTCACCCGATGAACTCGCCGAGGCTCTCGGAGTTTCTGCCACTACCCTCGCCGATTGGCGAACGGCACGCACCGGACCCGAGTTCATCCGAACCAGTGCTGGACAGCGCGGAGGCCGCGTCTACTACACCTCAACCGCCGTCACCGCCTGGCTCACCCAGCTACCTGTCACTCACACCAACAACTAGAAAGGACTGGCTGTTATGTCCACACCGAAGACGCCGCGCAACCGCGCAGCAGGCCGCCAGCACCGCCACACCGCACTCCAGACAATCATCGACAACCACGAAACCCTCACCACCAACCTTGCAGAACTCGAAGGAACCGTCACCCAGCGCATGAAGGACATGCGAAACAACATCGGCTACAGCATGGGACGCGTCGTCGAAACCGAACGCAAGGTAGCAGAGATTGAACCCGCGCTCGCGCTCATCCAGGAGTCCAGCAAGCGACAGGTGACTATCAACAAGATGACTCACGGCATGCAGAAGGATCATCAGGAAGCTATCGCCCAGCTCATCCTCTCCACCAACAAGGTGAACGGTCGCGTGGACGCTCTCCAGCAGAAAATCACCATCCTCAACAAAGAGCTCGACGAGACCAATAAGAGGCTATTCCAGCTCGCATGGATCAACACCATCATCTGGTTCTGCGCAGCACTCACCATCTTCGCTCTCCTCATCGTCCCGTAAGGAAACACCAATGGAACACACTATCCGAAAGGCGAAGCTCGTCGTCTGGGGACTCGTCCTCGCATCCGTCACCATAGCCGGCATTGCGACCGCTCAGGAGGACATCGGTATTCGCGCCGTCATTTTTGTTGTCTCGCTGATTCCTGCAGGCCCCGCCATTCTGCTGGGCTCGTGGGTGAACGATATGAAGGTAGGCGGTACCGGTGAGCGTTAGGGCTAACTTGCCGTCCCCCGCTGATTGGGGGGGGTCTGAGCGTTTGTACACGTTGGCTGAGGCGGCTGAGGTTCTGGGTATTAGCCAGGGGACGCTGCGGAAGCGTGTGCATGGCTGGACCATCAAGGCTGCGGCGTGGAGCGAAGAGACTAGCTACTGCTTCGCTCAGTCTTCGTTGGATAAGGCTCTGGAGCATGCGTCACAGCGGCACGCTCGCCATAGGACGTATCGGGGGTGTTTCCCGAGTGCGGAGATGCTGACCCCGCCTCGGATGAAAATCTCCACGATTGATTGGGTCCGCCCCTATGAAGGGAAGGGCAAGTAATGGATACCTGTAGCAGTTGCGGGGCGCCTGCAGAGGAACGTACTCGCGGTTGCAAAGCGTGCGCGAATCGCCACAACCGTTGGCGCCGTGCTGGGGACCCGCGCGCCATCCGTTCCCCGGGTTACGGCTTATGCGGCAGATGCGGAGGCTCACTCCTGGCACGGAACCTGACGTGTAAGACCTGCGCGCACCGCCACGACCACTGGGTCCTGGTCGGGGACTCGCGTGGTATCCCCCGGCCGCGGAAGGCCTGCAAGGGCTGCGGCGGAGACATTGACGAGTACACGGACGGATGCCTCATCTGCAAGAGGCGGAAAGCTGCTCGAGCTCGCAAGGAAGCCAAGGAACAAGACGTGCAATACTTGCCGGCTGACCCGGCGCCGGAAATCCACCCCGTCGACGCAAAAACCCTCGACAGCCCCCGAGACATCGAGAACCTCCACCACCTTCAATCATGGCTGAGCGCCCGCCGCGCTCGCCTCACCAAGAAACACTAACCACACTAGGAGTCACCATGCGGCACATCATGCACACCGTTGAGCATGCCGCCCTTGTCCAGGCCGCCGCCTACGGCAAACACCGCGCCGGCACGCTCTGCGGCAAGACCGTCGACATTGACCTGTCCGGATACTTCATCACCTACGACCACCAGCCGCAACGCACCCCGGCAAAACTACCCGGCGTCTGCGCCCCCTGCCCCGCCTGCCGATGGGAGATGGACAATGCTTGACGCAGACATCCTCGGAACCCTCGCAGAAGCAGTCTGGCTCGACCACGCCACGAACTGCCGCATGAGCGAAACCCACCGCCGCGCCCTCTACTGGATCACCCTCCACTCAGACACCAACGGGCACAGCGACCTCTCCCCCACCCGCCTCGCCCAACACCTGGGCATCTCCCAGCCCACCGCCAACAAACTCTGCAAAGAGCTGCGTAACGCAGGGCTGGTCACCTTCCTCAAAATCATCCCCTCCGCATCGGAATACCGGTGCGAACTCAACATCGAACGAATCGGAGCGCTGACATGAGCTACGGACACATCCTAGCCGCGTGGAAAGTCACCGGACTCACCCCACGGGAAAAGGTGGTGCTGCTGGCGCTCGCCGACTGCATGAACGCCACAACGGGGATGTGTTTCCCGAGCGCGCGACGGCTCAGCGAAATGACGGGGATTCATGACCGGAGCGTATGGAGGGTGCTAGGGCTTCTCGAAGAGAAAGGATTGATTACGCGGATCAATCGGGAACTGGATAGAGGCGGGAAAAGCTCAAACCGTTACCTTCTCCATTTGTCGGAGCCTGTCCCACCACCGACCTCACTCCCCATGACGGAGCCAGCACAGCCCTATGAAGAAATCTACACACCCCCCTATGACAAAAACGACATAGCCCCTATGACACAACAGCACACCCCCTATGACAAAAACGACATAGCCCCTATGACACAACAGCACACCCCCTATGACAAAAACGACACACTAACAATAGAAGAGAACCAAGGAAGAGAACCAAGGGAAGATAACACTCATGGTCAG